ACTGTTACTGGTAAAGGTGCGGACTTACTCATTATTGATGATCCTCACTCAGAACAAGAAGCAGCAATAGCCTCTACAAACCCAGAAGTTTACGATAAGGTGTACGAATGGTACTCCTCTGGTCCACGGCAGCGTTTGCAGCCGGGCGGTGCGATTATCGTAATTATGACTCGCTGGTCAAAGAAAGACTTGACCGGCAGGATTTTAAAGTCAGCAATTGAAAAAGATGGTGATGAATGGGAGACTATTGACTTCCCAGCAATCCTACCAAGTGGCAAGGCTCTATGGCCCCAGTTCTGGGATATTAAAGAACTAGAAGTTCTAAAAGAAGAACTTCCTGTATCTAAATGGAACGCACAGTATCAACAGCAACCTACGAGTGAAGAGGGCGCACTAATCAAGCGGGAGTGGTGGAAGGTATGGGATAACGAGAATCCTCCACAATGCACTTATTTGATTCAATCATGGGATACTGCCTTTACTAAGAATGAGCGTTCAGACTACTCAGCATGTACTACTTGGGGAGTTTTTTATCTAAATGAAGATGAAATGCAACCAAATGTAATTCTTTTAGACGCCTATAAAGCCCGTTTAGAGTTCCCAGAGTTAAAAGAAAAAGCGTTCAATATGTACAAGGAATGGACTCCAGACTCATTTATTGTGGAAGCAAAGGCTTCTGGTCTTCCTTTAATCGGTGAGTTGCGTCGTATGGGCATACCGGTATCAGAGTTTACACCTACTCGTGGCAATGATAAGATTGCGAGATTGAATTCAGTAACAGATTTGTTTGCGTCCGGCAAGGTATGGGCGCCACCAAGAAGATGGGCGGATGAAGTTATAGAAGAAATGGCATCTTTTCCTAATTCGGATCACGACGACTTAGTGGATAGCTCCACTCAAGCGTTAATTCGCTTTAGACAAGGTGGGTTTTTGCGTTTACCAAGTGACGAACCGGACGAACCGCAGTATTTTAAATCCAAGCGTAACGCTGGATACTATTAATTAGGAAAAAACATGGCAATTGATAAAGGTCTATACCAAGCCCCAATGGGAATTGATGAGTTGGCTGAACAGGAAAGTCCGTTAGAGATTGAAATTGAAAATCCAGACGGCGTAACTATTGGAATGGATGGTTTAGAAATTGAAATTGAACCATCAAAAGAAAAAGACGAAGACTTTTATGCTAACTTAGCAGAAGAAATAGACGATAGAGTCCTAGTATCATTAGCTTCTGACCTGACATCTGATTTTGAAGGCGACATTTCTGCTAGAAAAGACTGGATTCAGACTTATGTTGACGGTTTAGAGCTACTTGGTCTGAAGATCGAAGAGCGTAGCGAACCTTGGGAAGGCGCTTGTGGCGTTTACCATCCATTATTGAGCGAAGCGCTGGTTAAATTCCAGTCAGAGACAATGATGTCTATCTTCCCAGCAATGGGTCCAGTAAAAACCAAGGTNATTGGTAAGGAAACNCCAGAAACTAANGCGGCTGCAGAGCGTGTTCAAGAAGACATGAACTACCAGTTAACCGAAGTGATGCACGAATACCGCCCAGAGACAGAACGTCTCTTATGGGGCTTGGGTTTAGCAGGTAATGCATTTAAAAAAGTCTACGAAGATAGCCAATTAGGTCGTCAAGTAGCAATGTATGTTCCAGCAGAAGACATGGTAGTGCCTTATGGCGCATCTAGTCTTGAGTCTGCAGAACGTGTAACACATGTAATGCGTAAAACTGAAAATGAAATGCGCTCATTACAAGTATCCGGTTTTTACCGTGATGTAGAGTTGGGTGAACCAGCTAATGTTCTCGATGAAGTAGAGAAAAAGATTGCAGAGAAGTTGGGCTTTAGAGCTACAACGGACGACCGTTACAAAGTCTTGGAGATGCACGTTAATCTCGACTTAGACGGATACGAACACCTAGACGAAGACGGAGATGCTACCGGAGTAGCGTTGCCGTATATCGTTTCGATTGAAAAGGGTACTAATACTATCCTTTCCATTCGCAGAAACTGGGAACAAAATGATGATAAACACCAGAAACGACAAGCATTTGTCCATTATGGCTATATTCCGGGCTTTGGCTTTTATTGCTTTGGTCTTATCCACCTTATCGGTGCATATGCTAAGAGCGGAACCTCAATCATCCGCCAATTGGTCGATGCGGGTTCACTTGCCAACCTACCCGGCGGATTCAAAACCCGTGGATTACGGATTAAAGGTGACGATACCCCAATTGCCCCCGGAGAGTTTCGGGACGTTGACGTACCGTCCGGCGCCATGCGTGACAATATCATGCCTTTACCCTACAAGGAGCCTAGCCAAGTACTAATGGCGTTGTTAGGGCAGATCGTAGAAGAAGGACGTCGCTTTGCTAACACAGCAGACTTAAATCTTTCTGATATGTCTGCCAATGCTCCCGTTGGAACAACACTTGCTATTTTGGAGCGCACCCTTAAGGTAATGTCTGCAGTTCAAGCCCGTGTTCACTTTAGCTTGAAGCAAGAATTAAAATTACTGAAACGCATCATTGCTGACAACGCTCCAGAAGATTATAAGTATGAGCCAGTTATTGGCAGTCGCATGGCTAAACGTTCTGACTATGAGAGTACAGACGTTATTCCAGTAAGCGATCCTAACGCCTCTACAATGGCGCAGAAGATTGTCCAGTATCAAGCGGCTATGCAGTTGGCTCAACAGTCTCCAAACCTGTTTAATATGCCATTGATGTATCGCCAGATGCTAGATGTTCTGGGAATTAAAGAAGCATACAAGTTAATTCCATTACCAGAAGACATGAAGCCAAAAGATCCGGTAACTGAAAATCAATCTATCTTGATGATTAAACCAGTTAAGGCTTTTCAGTACCAAGATCATACGGCTCACATCACAGTACATATGTCAGCGATGCAAGATCCTAAGATTGCAATGTTGCTACAAAATAATCCACAAGCACAGCAAATTCAGGCTGCAATGATGTCTCATATTAACGAGCATTTAGGGTTCCAATACCGTGTAGAGATTGAAAAACAACTTGGCGTAGAATTGCCACCAACAGTAGATATGGCTGGCGAAGATATTAATATGGATCCAGAAGTTGAAGCTAAACTTGCCCCATTATTGGCACAAGCAGCCCAACGTCTATTGCAAATGAACAAAGCAGAAGTTGGTCAGCAACAAGCCCAACAGCAAGCCCAAGACCCATTGATTCAAATGCAACAACAAGAGTTGCAGATCAAACAAGCCGAGCAACAACGCAAGGCTGCAAAAGACCAAGCAGATATTCAAATTAGGCAACAACAGTTGCAAATTGAGCAACACCGTATTGATGCTCAAGTTCAATTAGAAACTGCTAAAACCCAAGCCCAAATCCAAGCTAATCAAGACCAAGAGAAAGCAAAGATGACGGCTGATATGCTGAAATATGTGTCAGACTTAGACCATGAAAAAGAGTTGCAAAGCGAAAAGCATTTACATGAATCGACTAAACAAAGTCAACAATTGAATCATGCTGCAGAGCAACAAACTAACCAGTTAGCATTTGCAGCACAACAAAAGCCTACAGAGGGTACAAAGAAAGGTAAATAATGGATGCATCTGATGTTTTAGTAGACGAACTAAACAAAAAAGTGCAAAAACTTACAGAATGGTTGGGTGGCGGACAAGCCAAAGATTACCCTGACTATCAAAGAATTTGTGGAGAGATTCGAGGTCTGCTCTTTGCAAAGCAGGAAATATTAGACCTCAAACAAAAGATGGAGACTCAAGACGATGAGTAAGCTAGACCTTAGCAAAGCAGTAGACTTAGCTGCAGTGCTAAACAAAGAGGCAGAAGAAAGAGCACGTCAACTGCCACAACCAAAGGGATATCGCATACTATGCGCCATTCCGGAGGCAGATGAAGCGTTTGACAGCGGCATTATTAAGTCAGACGAAACTCGCAGACATGACGAGCTTTTATCAACAGTGCTTTTTGTTGTTGATATGGGTGATGACTGTTATGCCGATAAAGCCCGCTTTCCTAATGGGCCTTGGTGCAAACAGGGTGATTTCATTCTAGTACGCCCAAATGCAGGAACCAGACTTGTAATTCANGACCGTGAATTCAGGATCATTAATGATGACTCCGTGGAAGCTGTAGTTCAAGATCCCCGTGGAATTCAACGTAAATTCATTTAAGGAGCCAAGACATGGCAGAATTTAAAGAAGAAGAATTTCAATTTCCAGACGAAAAAGTTGAAGATACTTTAGAAATCGAAATTGAAGACGATACACCAGAAGAAGACCGTGGACGCAAACCTGCTGATCCAGCTAAAGTCAAAGCTCTGGAAGTAGAAGTTGACGAATTAGACAAATATAGCAAAGACGCTAAAGATAAGATGATCCAGATGAAGCGTGTCTGGAACGACGAGCGCCGCCGTGCTGATGAAGCCGAAAGGGAGCGCCAAGCAGCTATTGATGCTGCCCAACGCTTATTGCAAGACAATAACCGAATGAAGGCTATGATTAATAGCGGACAAGAGGAATATAAAGAAGCAATTAAGGATTCAGCCAAATTGCAGTTAAAAATGGCTAAAAAGGCATACAAAGATGCATATGAGTCTGGCGATTCAGATGCTATGGTTGATGCTCAACAAGCTATTGCAAAGGCAGCACTAAAAGAGGAGCAAGTAAAGAACTTTAATCCTCAGCCTTTACAAGAAGAAAAATTTGATGTACAAATACAACATCAGCATCAAACTGCACCTCGTTTAGATGACAAAGTAGTGGAATGGCAAGAAAGTAATCCTTGGTTCGGACAGGACGAAGAGATGACCGCTTCAGCGCTAGGACTCCACGAAAAGCTCAAAAGGCAGGGTGTGAAGATTGGTTCTAATGAGTATTACGCAACGTTGGACAAAACAATGCGAAGAAGATTTCCAGAGAATTTTGAGGAATCTGAAGAAGTTGTGGAAGAGCAAAAGGAAGACGCTCCTAAAGCAAAACCCAAAACGGTAGTAGCTCCGGCAACTAGATCGACCGCATCTAAAAAAGTCAAGCTAAAGACATCGCAGGTTGCGATAGCGAAAAAGCTTGGTCTTACCCCAGAGCAGTACGTCCGTGAACTTTTAAAATTGGAGGCCTAACATGGCTGAGAAACGAATTGACCGTGAAGTAGAAACCAGAGTAATGAGCGAGCGCCCAATGCAGTGGCAGCAACCAGAGTTACTTCCCGAACCTGACAAACAGGCTGGCTTTGCGTATAGATGGATTAGGGTTGCAACTTTAAATAATGCAGATCCCCGTAACTTAAGCGCTAAATTGCGTGAAGGATGGGAACCTGTAAGACTTGAAGAGCAACCAAAGTTCCAACTGCTAGCTGATCCAACTAGTCGCTTTAAGGACAATATTGAAATCGGTGGATTGTTACTTTGCAAAACTCCAGTAGAGTTTGTTCAACAACGTAATGCACATTATGCAAGACAGAGTGAATCTCAAACTGAAGCTGTAGATAACAATTTAATGCGTCAAAGCGACCCAAGGATGCCAATCTTTAATGAGCGGAAATCTACGACTAGCTTTGGTAAAGGTAGTTAAATTTAATCTTTAGGAGTATTTAAATGGCTTATCCAACCATATCCGCTCCCTACGGCTTTAAAGCTGTAAACCGTATTGATGGCTTACCATATGCTGGCGCTACTCTCCAGTATCCAGTTACATCTGGTCAAGCAATCTATAACGGCGATACAGTTAAAATCGTCGCAGGTGGTACTGTTCAAACTTCCGCTGCAACTACTACAGGTACCATTGTTGGTACATTCGTAGGTTGCCAATATGTAAACTCTTCAGGTCAAACTGTTGAAGCTCAATATTGCCCATCAAGCGGCGTAACAAACCCAATCGCTTATGTTGTAGTAGATCCATCAGCCGCTTTCAAAGTTGCTGTAACAACTACTGGTAATACAAGCGTAGTAACTGGTGCAAATGCAACAATTATCGGCACAAACGTAGCTCAAACTTCGTATACTGCTGGTTCTACAACTACTGGTGATTCAGTAGCTGCTATCGTATTACCGGGCAATGCCCTTGGTAATGCAACAACATTGCCTTTCCGTGTTGTAGCTGTTGTTCCTGACACTTCTTATGCAAACGCAACCGGCACAGTCTTCTATCCAGAAGTTATTGTGAAGATCAACAACCCACAATTAACTGCCCTTACCGGCGTTGATTACACAGCTTAAGGAGCATTAAATGGCTATTTCTCGTGCACAACTACTGAAAGAGTTGCTCCCCGGATTGAACGCATTGTTCGGTCTTGAGTATGCAAAATACGGCGAAGAACATAAAGAGATTTACGAAACTGAATCTTCTGAGCGTTCATTCGAAGAAGAAACCAAACTTTCTGGTTTCAGCGCTGCCCCAGTTAAAAACGAAGGCTCCGCAATTGCTTACGACAACGGTCAAGAAGCATGGACCGCTCGCTACAACCATGAAACAATTGCAATGGGCTTCAGCTTAACTGAAGAAGCTATCGAAGATAACTTGTATGACTCATTGTCTGCTCGTTATACTAAGGCATTGGCTCGTTCTATGGCTTACACCAAGCAAGTTAAAGCTGCTGCTGTATTGAACAATGGATTTACTGCTGGCTACAACGGCGGCGATGGTACTACATTGTTCTCTGCAACACATACTTTGGTTTCTGGTGGTACAAACAGTAAC